GTTTGCTGTTAATTGAAGCTAATAAATATATTACTGCTATTAAAAATGGTATAGCGATAATTGCTTCTAAATGTATGTCTTCTCGCCAGTTGATTTTCATAGTTCGTTGAATTAATTTCTAATCCCTGCCTCCAAAGAGGCAGAGTTAAAAATCATTCAATCGTCAGTACTCCGTCAGTTTGCGACCAATCAATTTTGAAGGTATCTCCTGGGTTGAGGGTAATACTTGACTCATAGTCGTAATAGCCGATTACCTCGTCATTAGTTGCACCATCATTATACAAGACTACATATCGGAATGGTCCTGCTTCTGATGTTGCTTCTAATGTAAGGTCTGCTACCACTAACTTATATTCACCAGTCGTTTGTTCTGAGCTGTTTACAGTTACATTGAACGGATTTGCTCCGTCAAATAATCCATCACTCAAAGGAGTCGTTAAATCAGCATACTTCTCACACGCAGTACCAGGGTCAGTGTTAGTCAAAGCGACTTTTAGCTGGTCTCCGCCTGCACCAGAGGTATCAAGGTTATGAACTCCTTTGGCTATTTCCTCAACAAACGGGTGTGTTTTTACGAAATTTTTAGCCATAAGCTTATGTAATTAAATCTTTAAACGTCTTCTCCCACTCTTCGCCGACCTTTTCTAATGAGTAAGGAGCACATATTTTTTCTTGCTTTTCAAGCATTTTTTGTCTTAATTTTTCATCTTTAATCATTTTCTCTATTGAGTTATACCAGTCCATGTTTTTTGTGGTATAAGGTGCTATTCCTTTATAAGGTAGGACATTAGATGTAATAGCAGTTGTTCCTACCGCTGTGTATTCAAGTAGTTTCAAGATACTCTTGCTCTCATCAAACTTATGTCCCTTTATGGGTATTAACCCAATATCTATATCTGCTCTCTGTAATACTTTAGGATGCATTTCTGGCGGATAAAAAGGAATATGGTAAAAGTTCTTTAATCCAAGTAGTTTAGTATAAAGCTCTATTTTCATTTCATTTATCCTCCCTGCCATCTCATCTTGGAACCCCACGCTCTTTAATAGGGATGCTTCGTATCCGTCTGCTTCTATCGGTCTTGATATAAACCCTTGAATGATGAACTTAAAGTCATACTTTTCTTGCAGTTTTTTAATATCATCTACCACCATTAACAAGTCTTCTAAATGATTAGACCCACCAGACCAACCTATTGTAAGCCCTTTATGGTTTGGTCTCTTGTCCCACTTCTCAAGTGGAAGTGAGTTAGGAATAACTTTAATGTTATCGTGTAGCCTTTCTATCTGCTTTTTAAGGGGAATAGTAGATGTGGTTATTAAGTCTGCTTCTACTATCGTGTCTTCTATTGACTGCTTATATTTCTTTTCAAAACTCCTATGTGCTGGGTTTGTTTCTGGTACATTCCAAACATCATCATCTATGTCATAAACAACCTTAATCCCTGCAGCCTTACAACGCCATAATAGCCCCAAGAAGGGTCTGTTATACCCTCTTCCGAAGATTACTATGTCTGCTGTCTTTATTTCGTCCCAGCGGTCTGTTTCGAGGGATGTATATTCTATCTCGTGACCTCTTTTTTGTAACTCCATTAACGGCTGGTGTGTCCTGATGTGGAAACAACCATTTGTAACACACGAATTAGTGTCTATTATAGCAACTATTTTCATATTATTTGTAATTTTCTATATGTCTTCTTATTTGACCTGGCTCATAATCCCTGTGCCTTTTTGTGTAGAAATCCCTTATTGCTATTTTCATCTTCTTCATCTCCCTATCTATTTCTCTTTTCTTCGTAATGTTTGATTTTGTGAAATACCAGTCTTTAGTTGCCCCATAAGATAAGTATCTATGGAACTCCCTATCTATTTTAGGCTCGTCTGTTCCAGAATCAAGTGGTGTAACACTTTTAGACATTTCTATTATAACACCATCAGTGGCGTTATACGTTGGTGTTGGTGTAAGGATAATACTTCTTCCTACGAGCTTGTAAGAATGTGTTTGTCCTGTTTCCGTCATACTGGGCATCTGTTTATCGCTTAGTGGTTTTAATCTTCTCTGTTTACCACCTGCGTCTAATATAGTTACCCTGAATATCTTTCTTGCCGTACTTGGAATTTGATAATCTGCTTGGTCTTTTGCCAGGTTAGTTGTAGCTACTGGCAAGTAGTCTACGCCTTCGTCAAAGTTCCAACTGTTATCAATAGACCAGATATAAGCAACTACCTCGTCATAATATATGTTAAGACTACTCTTGATATTATCAGCACTATACTGGCTAAGCACAGTGTTGGATAAGCGTAGAGTGTCTGTTTGAAGCGTTGTTAAGTTCATAATTTTTGTACTAATTTACTCATCCCTACCCCCGAAGGGGCAGAGTGAGGAAACTAGCTCTTAGTTTTAATAAGAGCACATAGGAATCTGTCAGCGTTCTTAGTAAATACCTTTGTTCCATATACCATGGAACTAACGATATTTGTACCAAGCTTATTCGCAACATCCTTGAACTGAACTCTTGGAGGCATTTGCGTCACAAGACCAATTCGTTTGGATTTTCCGAAATACGCCAAAGAAGCACCAGTGTTATTTCCTGCAGTAGGATGGAAAAGGTTGTTAGAAATATAAACCTTGAATCCCATGAACGGTCCAGCATAACCATTTCTCAATGTAGAATCTGCTACATTAAACCCTTTGTCCGCACCAATCATCTCAATTTTTTGAGCGATAGATGGGTCTATGACTGCTACCCAGTCTCCTGCTTCGGTAACGTTCTTAGAGCGAAGCTCTTTTCTAGCTCTACTGAAAAGTTCAATAGGGCTGATAGCGGAAACAGTAGAGTCGTCTGCATGTACTTCAAGTGCAGACATGGCAGAAATATTGCTAAAGCTTCCTGCAGTCAGAGCAATTCCTTGTTCTGAAGCTGCAGTTGCTTTAGCGGCTAGATATAATCCAGCACCTCTTCCACCAGTCTCTAGTACAGCAGAATCAAGGGCGTCTTTAAGCTGATATGCTTGGTCGTCAATCAAATCCATTGCATAGCTATATTTAGCTTGCAAAGAGTTGATGTCATCAACATAGTTTGGAGCAACCTTGTACTTATTTACGTTAAGCGTGTCCTCTTGGGATGACGCACCTTGTGCGGTAAAAACAGCACCAGGAGTATAGTCTGCAACCTCTACATCTTGCATGTAAGGTTGCGTGACAGCATCACCGTATTTAAGTAATGGTTCAAACTGTGTATCAGCGACAGCTTCAGCTACAAGACTTTTCCTTAAAGGAACTTGCATCACATTTGCCCAAAGCGTTGGGTTTAATGCGGTTAAATTAATGTCTGTTGCTAGTGTGTGTGGCATAATTTACTTCCCTACCTATTCTTCAGCCAATCTCTAAATTTCTCAATCTGTTCTATGGAGGCGTTTTCAAGGTCCTCGCTTTTCCAGTCTGAAAAATCCTTTCCTTCCGTAGATTGTCTGTTTGTAGGCTCGGGAGTTTTATTTTGTTTTGCGACCTTTTCCCGTTTAGCCTGTATAAGTAATAAAACATCCTCGTTATCCTTGGCTTGTATCGGGTCTATACCAAGAACTTTTGCCTGTTGGAAGATTGTGTCTACCTCTTCGGGAGAGAAATCTTTTAAGGCATGAACGGTTTTAGCGACATCAGCCACTGGAACTTCTGAGCCCTTATCGGCTTCTTTTGTCTTTTTCTCGACATGCTCCAGCATTTTGGCTTTGGCTTCTGCCTTTTTAACTCTTTCATAGAGTTGCTTCTCCCGCTCTGTGTATGTTTCATCCCCTTTTTCTGAAGTTTGGTCTTCTGTTCCTTTTTGTGAAGTCTGGTCTTCTGTTGGTTCCTCTTTTTGAGGTTCCGTTGAGTTTTCTGAGTTCTCCAACTCTTTTTTTTCTGTATTCATAGTTTTTTATGAGGAACTACCTCTGTTATTTATACTCGTTAATTTTAGGTGAAGGCTTCTTAGCCTCTAACCTGTTAATAATCTCTCGAAGTTTTCTTTTGGCATTCTGCCTACCGAGAACTTCGTCAAAAGACTCAATGCCGTCTACGGAATTAAGTTCGCCGACCTTCCGTTCTAGGAATTGAATCATTATCTTTGATACTGTTGAATCTCTCAGCTTGTCTATCTCTTTGTTTAGCTGTTGTTCTGTTAATTTCATATTGTCATTTGTTCGCCACCTTGTGGCACATTACTAACTGTTGGTGGTCTACTTATACCACCACCTTTTTGTTGCCCGACATTTCTTGTTATCATTTGTTCTTTGGTTTCTCCCCCATCAAGGTCTTCTACTTGCATTCCCATCTTTTCAAGTATCTTTGCAAATATCTTCCTCTTACTTGGGTCAGTTAGTATTTCTGGGTCTTGTTGAAGCATTTGCAGTATCATAGCGTTGTTAGCCATTTGTACTTGCATATTCTTTGCTTCTCCTGTAATAATAATATCAATCTTGTATTTAATGTCCTTATAAGCATCTTTCGGAACAAAGACAGTATTCTCTTTGCCCTTCATCTTCTCGCCGATGGTTTTCTCCATTACCTCGTGTTGAGTTTTAGACGGAAGTCTTTTCTTGCTTTTAAGGAAGTCAAACAGTTCTTCATTCAGTTTGTGTTGAACTTTAAGTCTATGCCACTTATCAAGGTCTTCTCCTACAAGTTTAAGATAGTGTTCTTTCTGTTTCTTGAATTCTGGGACAATGTCTTCATAAATAATCTTCTTTATCGCTAATCCTATGTTTTCTTTGATGCCATCAAAGTAGCTCATCGCCATTTCTGTTGCTATCTGTGTAGAACCGAGGGGTGTTCCTGCTGGCATCCTTTCTCCTCTAATAGCGTCATAGGTTAGTGTAATCTCATCTCTAACCCCACTCCACTTCCTTTCTTCTAAATCAAGCGAACCGAGAGCCCTATCTTCTGTAGGAACTCTTTCTATCCTATCCATAGCAGTAATCACATCTCCGCTCGCGAGGTCTTTTAATAAGTTCTTCTTAATGTTGTCATCTCTACTTTGGAATAAGTTGAGCGTAGCAAAGTATGAACTCTTTACCCTGAGATTTACTATCTCATTTGTTCTCATTTGAGGGTCTGTTAAAAGCTCTACCCTTCCTATTCCGAGCCATCTACCTGGCATCTTCTCCCAGTGTATCTCTCTGTAAGGGAAGTCTTTAGGCTCAACTTCTTCTTGTTCTATAATAATTCCACCAGAACCCATATTCCACTTCTCTAAGTCTGATTGTGTCACATCTCTTCCTTCTGGGATAAAAGCTATTGTTCTTGTGTATTTGTGTATATTCGGGTCTCCACCTTCGTTTATTTCTTCTTCTGTAAGTTCTCCATATCTTTCTACTATCCTGATATAAGGTTCTTTTGTATCTCTCCAAGCTTTAATCGTCTCTTCTATCTTATTTTTGTCCCAAGGTTGTTGTCTTAGCTCATAAGGGGTGTATCTGTGTTGTTCCATCACATAAGCGGCAGTAGCAAGGCTATCCGCTGTCTGTTCTACAATAAGGTTTCTAAGGTCTACTATATGAAGTTTGTCTTTTGCCTTCTTCAATACAACGCTCCCGTAGATAGGTAGGTTGTAGAAAATATCATTTAGTGTCTTTCCGAAGTCATTCTCTTTCATCCATTGCTTTAAATCCTTATCCATTAACCAAGACCAGATAGAGTTCTGTCCGTCTGCGGAGTCTACGATAATGTCTTTAGTGTCAAAGTCTATCGCCTTTGAACTGACATAGCAGGGGTTTCTTACAATATTAAAGAAGTATTTCTTAAATCCCTGATTGTCATACTCTCCTGTTTCAAACCGAGAATTATAAAGACGGATAATGTCTTCTATTGTTTCCTTTTGGTTATATTCGTAATGAGGGGTTACGCGAACACTCTTTTTTTGGAAGTCCTCAACTTCCTTTTTTATTCTATTAAAAGTCATAAATATTGATTATGTAATTGGTAACGCATAGTTTTTTGTTCTTCTTTTTGTGGTCCCAGTATTCCCCAGACACATAGTGCGAGAGCAATTACACAGTCATCGTGTCTATGTCTTGGTGCTGAATACCTAGTTATACCGCTGTTTTCATTATGGATATAACCAAACCTTCTTAGCTCGTCTATAAGGACTTCGTGTTTTGGTATTTCTATAAGCCCTTGTTCTATATAAATCGAAAGTTTATCTATTAGTTGCTCTTTAGCTTTGTTGGTATATATTCTGTAATCTTCTACAAACAAGTGTTGTTTTAAGTCTTGAACGATAGGGTCTCCTTGCCCCGTAGCATCTATAACAGCTTTGGCATTATTATACTTTCTGGCGGTAACTATTATCCTTTCTTTTTGTAGATTATAGTCTATATCCTTAAACCTATCTATGTGGACTACTTTCAAGCTTGCCCTATCCATTACTATAATTACAGTATAGTCCTCGTGCTTTGCCAAGTCTACTCCCATAATATAACCCCTACCCTCTATTGGGTCTTCTCTGTAATATTCTCCGACAATATCATCTATTCCTCTAAAAACAGAACCTGCTTCTGATAAAAATTGTGCCTCATACTCTTGTTCAAAAACTCTCTGTGGTGTTGATTCTTTAAGTTCTTCCCACGACTTCTTATTAAATACATGCTTGTTCATACTTGAAGGGAAGTGAAACTTGCCCTTACCTGCTTCTAACCATAAGTCATAAAACCAATTCTGTCCTCTTGGGGTGGAAATCATTATGACATTTCCTTTATTGTCTATTGTGGTAGGTCTAATATATTGTTGCCAGACTTCTCTATCAACTACTGCCGCCTCATCCATAATCACAAGGTCTGTAGAACGACCAAGCATTCCTTTTGGATTTTCCACTGACCTACATTCTATAATTGTTCCATTCTCAAGTGCTATTCTGGGGTGTGGTTTTCTTGTTAGCTTAAATCCTTCTTCTCCTAATATCCTTACAAGGTTTTTTATTATTTCTTCAAAAACTATCTGCGTTAGGCTGAAGTCAGGGGCTACTATCCAAATCCTCTGATTATCTTCCAGTGACTTCTTAGTGGCTTCATAAGCGGCATACATAGTTTTTCCAAATCTTCTTCCAGCACAAATTACTTTCAACTTTGACCTAGACCTAATTAACTTCTCTTGCCCTTCGTGAGGTTTGAAGTTTAACTTCTTTTGTAGCTTTTTGTCATCTATCATGTAAATGCCTTTCTAGTTTATAGTATTCGTTTGAAATATAGGTTTCTGGTGTTTTGCAGGTAGTCGGAAGATATTTTACTTTATCTCTGAAAATGTACGGAAAACTAATTTGGTCTCTGGAAGAGTGAGCACATATTTCTGCCCACCACGCTTCGCATAATCTTCTCATCTCGGGTGTATTTCTTCTAACTATCATCTGACACTCACCAAGACCATTGTCGGCTGGGTAGCCTTCTTTTTTATACTTCTTTACTTGCTTATTTATTATTTCTTCTTTGTCTTTTTTTCTTTGTTTGCACGCTTCCGCCTCCTCATAGACACAATTTCTACCAGGGTGTTTTTTAACGGCGATATCATAGTCACCAAGCAAATCATAATAATATTCTTCTTGATATTTCAAAAACGCATTACCGTCTACCCATATTGAGTATTCGTCTTTTATAAACTTATGGAATAAAACCTTATATATTTTAGCCTCCATACGTGGGCTTGTAAACAAACCCTCTCCTTTAAATACCTTAATATCATATCTGGGGCTATTCTTCTCCCCTACAATAGATGTATAAATCATACTAATATCTTCTCTTGTACTTAGACATGTGAGTTATCTTTGCTTCTGGATTGAATTGAAACATATAACTACCTTCAATCAACCTTTTTATAAAGTCCTGTCCTATCCCACCATAGTGTTGAATACTCTCGTCAAATGGAACTTGTAGCCAGTTAGACCTCATCATACAAGTATTGTTCTCTACTATGAAAGAGTTCAACCTCTTGGGCGTTGTTCCATATTTATTTAAAGTGTCCTGCATTTTATATAAAAGCATGTCTACATCTTCTTTTGTATCTGGTAGCCTTGCACCACCCACAAGTGTTCCCCTCTTAGCTGTCTTTTTATGTTGCTTTACAAAATCCTCATCGGGATAACTGTCGTCATCAAGTATAACTACTGGACCATCTTTAGCATCTCTTATCCCCATATTCCTAGCAGTAGCAAGCCCATAAGTACTCATCTTGGTATTAAGCCATCTAAGGTTCAAACCGTTGTACTGTTTTAACATTTGTTCGGTGTCATCGGTACATCCATCCATAACTACTATTGTTTCAAAGTCTTTATCGGTTTGCTTTTTAAGACAATCTAATAAACCTTTAAGGACATCCTTTCTATTGTATGTTGTTATTACTACTGACAGTGGCATTGTACTAAAACTCCTATTGTATTCCCTACCCCATTCGCCGTATTTTATCTTTTTTTCCATTTCAAGTCTATACTACCGCGACCTTCCAAAATTCTAACTATTGTTAGCCCATACCCGTAAGGGAGTGTTACTTTTTCGTGCTTAACGTCTATGTTTGTTTTAAGGTTTATTGACTTATGTTCTGTGTCGTGAACCAGTAGTAAGCTGTCTTTCTTCATATAAGGAAGAATGTTTTTAATATCTTGGTCTACTTCTTGTTGTACGTGTGAGCCATCGTGTAATACTAAATCAAACGGTTCATCAAATTTAGAAAAAGAAATGTCAAGTGAGTTTTTCCTTAGAAAGTTCCACTGTTTGTCAGAAATGTCAATGCCTATATCTTTCTTGTCTCTGATGTCGCAACTTGTTAGTTTTCCACCAGTCTGTTTAAGTGCTTTTAAGATAGTGTAACTGGAATATCCCGCACCGAACTCAAACACATTCTTTGCCTCCATTCCAACTACCATCGCATAAAGTGTTATATAGTGTCTTGAAAATCCAGTATCGTTCTTGTTTACTTTGTTTATAATATGCTCCATATCCTTCCTCTTGTTCCTTTATAATGTATTATCTTCCCCCCACTCATATCTCTATCTTTGTAGTAGGTTTTATTATAGATAGCTACTGGGAATAGCTTTATTTTATAATCGCCAGCAATCATTGTCTTATTAACGTGCTTGCATTTAACATTGGCTAATTGATTAAGGCAATACTGGTCTGTCCAGAAATTCCTCTTTCCCCTCTCTTTATCACACATATTTGCCCACTGTTCAACAAACCCCTTACCCGACTTATTAACCATCACAACTCCACTGTTGATACTCCCCCTTTTCTCAGACGGTTCTTCTTTATCTCTGACAGTAACCCCTATATCGTAATTGCCGATTACCTCGTCTATATTTTCCTGTAAGATAGCATCACAGTCCATCCAGATAACAAAATCGCTGTATTGTAGTGCGTCAAGGATAGCATAAGGCTTGAAACTGGTGTCCTTGTGAGGACTATACCCTTCAAGTTTCTCTCCTATACCCAAACCACCTAAGTCATATATCTTGTAGTCGTAGTGCTTACTCACCCCTTCTATCCAGATATTTATATCCTTCTCAAACACGAGGTCTCCTGCTGTAATTATTAAAGCCATTGTTTATTGCTCATATACCAGTCTATTGTCTTCTCTAACGAGTCTTCTATGCTCTTAGGATAGCTAAACCCCAAGTCTTTGAGTTTTGACCCGTCTAATGCATATCTAAGGTCATGTCCTGGTCTACTTCCGTGGAAGTCTACCATCTGATACAAGAGTGTTTTTTTAAGGTACTTTGCTATAAACTGTGCTAATTCTAAATTATCTATCTCCTTCTCCCCTACGATGTTAAACACACCATCATCTACCCTCCCCCTATGAAGTCTTTCGGCATTCTCAAGCAAGAAATGACCTGCTTTTGCAACATTCCTAGCGTGGATGTAGAACCGTGAACCTGCTTTCGTCTTATCCTTATTAGCGTGGATTGTAAGGGTGTCTCCTTCTAATACCTTCTTAATAACCAGAGGTACGTACTTCTCGGGATGCTGTCTTTCTCCTATCACATTCATTGTTCTCGTAATGATGATAGGAACATTAAAAGTGTTAGCATAAGCCCTACATATTGCTTCTTGTGCGGCTTTTGATGCTGAGTAAGGGTTAGTTGGGTTAATAGGGTCATCTTCCGTGTGCAACACCCCATCAGGTGCTGGTCCCATTACCTCGTCAGTGCTGAAATGCATAACAAGCCTAGGCTTAATCTGTCTGGCGTATTCTAAAACATTTAATACTAATTCTACGTTGTTTGTTGTAAATCCTACTGGGTCTTTAATAGAGTTATCAACGTGGCTTTCAGACGCCATGTTAATAATATAATCCACTTTCCCCATCTCACGCTTTAGTCCTTGACTCAAAGGTTTGGACAAGTCTGCTGTGTAAATAGTAACCCTTTTGTCGTCAAACACGTCAATATCCCTTAACCTATCATACCCTTGTGATGCGTAGTTAAGTTTGTCTATAACAACTATATCCCAGTTTGTTTCTTTTAAAAAGTGTTCTACGAAATGAGAGCCTATAAAGCCCGCTGCCCCCGTAATTAATATTTTCATCCTCTTGCAATTTTATACAGACCTTCTAATCCCTTCCATTTCCCATACTCGTAAATGGTATGAAACTCCATATCAAACCATTCTAAAATCGCCTTGTTTTTTGTTTTTTTCTTCAACCCTGCCATTAACCTCTCCTTTAACTCGTCTTCTTCTAACAAGTCGTCGGGAGAAAGATTTACTACATTTTCTTCAAAATAAAGATTATTTCTTGAGGGCATCTATTGTTCTTTTAATAGTAAAGTTCTTTGTAGTCTTTTCAGGGTATCTGTCTTTAAGTTTCAACAGCTCTATCCCTGCTTTTAAGGAGTCAATATCTCTGCCTTCATTAAGTATGTTCCTAAACCTGCTGACTATCTCATCGTCAGGAACGTTCTCAAGCATCATCCTCCACGCTTCCGTAGTCTTAACCTTATAAGCCTTAGCACTATAAGGAGTATACCCGTGCTTAATCTGAAGCTGGTATATATTAGGTGTCTCTCCTTTCTGGAGAGACTCCATCACATCCTTAATAACCTTATTTGCTCTTGTGCTTTTAATAGTATCTTTCTTCATTTTAACTTAAACTAGTTGAAAAAGTTTACAAAACTTCGTAGCAATTGACAGGTAGTAGTGTGTAGTGTGTGGGGAGTATGTTATTATATACCACCCCTGTTCTTCGTCACTCGCCCCTACCTCCCCCCCGTGGGTATATATTCAGGGGTGTGATGGGTGGTATCTACCATTTTCTACCATTTTCTACCATTTTCTACTCTTCTTCCTGTTTTTGTAATATTCTTATCC